ATGGTATCAGTCAAAATTGATCTTGACAAGTATTGGGAATCTCCCCCTCATACTCCCCCTGTGGTTGTTATTTCGATGTGGGTCATTTCTTCGGCCTTCGTTTTGACTTTGACTTGCCGGAAGAGAATTTCGATGGTTTCGGGGTCGTCGTCTTCGATGAGCTTGGCATAGCGCAACTGGTCAATAAGAGGCTTGCAACCGCCTGCGAAATTGTCGGCGTCGAGGAGCGAGCATGAGCGTCTCGTAATGATGAGAGTAGTGCGAGCTTGGCGCGGACTTTCTCTTTTTGCAGGAGCGACCAATGCTGGCCGAGGAGCCGGTTGAGGCTGGGGGTGAGGTAGCCGCGCAGTTGAAGAGTGACTGAAGCTGCCGTCGGGATTTTGCCGGTAGCCGAGTTTTCGGAGTTGTTCATGCGTCCAGTTCATTCAATTTCAAATAAAACAGATGTTGTTGGTGTTTCGTATAATTCCACGGCACAAATACTTGGTAGTTTCCCTGTAAGTTCATTTGCAAACCACCACACAAGATTTTCTGCTGTTGTTTCAAAATCGAACTGATCATTGAGAAACGAATGGTCTAGTTTCTGCACTATCGGACGCACGGCGGCGGCAATGTCGGCGTAATCCACCACCCAATCTCGAGCGGGGTTGAGCTTGCCTTGGCAATGGACGCGAAGCTTGTAGCTATGCCCGTGAAGTCTTCCGCATTGATGCCCCACGGGAACCTTGGTAAGTTGATGTGCCGCCTCGAAAGAAAAGTCTTTCCACAGGCGAAAAGTTGCGTTGAGTCTGTCTTGTTTATTCATAGTGTGAATTGAAGTTGAGGACGGCGGTCGCCGCCGGTTGATTGTTCCAGATATCGGTGGAGTTCTTACAAACGGTCTTCTCCTCCGCGCATCCAGCCTGTGCCATCGCAGGATTCTACTCCCGCTTCATGGCACATCCAAAGGAGTCGCTCGGAGTTCACCCGTCCCACATGGACGCGGGGAAAGTTATTTGCCCAAGTGTGTAGGTGCTTCCATTTCCACTCGGTTGTGCCTCCTACAAAAATTACATCTGCTTCGTCCGGCACATCGTTTGGGGTCATTCCGTCTTGGACGGCAAACGCAAAGCATACCCCGTGCAGGCGATCTCGTAGTTGCGGCATCCATTCATGCCAGCGGATGATCGTTGACTCCCTGTCTGCTACCACATCGGGAACCACCACCCAGCGCGGCTTGTGTGCAGATTTTGATTTCTCAATCAACTTAAGAAAAGCCTCTGCATCCCACTCGCGATCATTTGACCACGCCCCATACGCTCCATTGTCTAAAGCGTATGGCATCCAAGTTGGAGGCTGCCGCCAACCATCTGGAGATAGCAGCCAGCCGATTCGGTTTTGAAATTTTCCGGCAAGGTATCCGATTTGGATGCCCGAGTTATTGGAAGGCATTACAATCATACCTTGCCAGTTCATCTCTTTTTCCTTTCGCGAAGCATCTTGATGATTTGCGGATACTTCCCCGGGTGAAATGCCGCATCTTTGATTTTGTCCGCAGGGAGCCGTGGAAAGATGGAACAGATTTGCTGATACGACCGGCTTTTCAAAAAATGCCGAGCCGTCCGCCGTGCTTCCACGATGATCGCTTGTTGGTGCTTCGACTTGTAGGTGTGCTTGTTCCAGCAATCCTCGACCGCCTGCAAAATGATATTGCAGGCTAAGTCTCGGACTCCTTCCAAGTGGTAGTCTTTAGAAGGAGATTTCGTCATCGGAGGCGCGGGCGGCGGCAAGGCGTTCGTTGAGCGTGGCCAGCCGGTCGCTGGAGAGTGGCTCGGTTTCCCGTGGTTTGGATTCCAGCGGGTTGAGCCATTTGATCTTGTGGCGAAGTTGGCCGTTGTATTCCTCGGCCTCGACCGTGATCCGGCATTTCTGGCCGAGAAACGGCGACTTGCCAGCGTCCAGCGATTTGATGTCCCATTCGCGGCCAAATGCCTGGTCGAGCGTGTCACAAGTGCGCTTGGTTGCCTTTTCGGTCAACCAACCCTGCCAGACGATTTCCCGTCCGTGCTGGTCGCTCTCCGGGTCATCGATGAGGAGTGGGACGCGAATGAAATCCGTTCCGGTCTTGGTGGTTCCCAGCCACCCGTTGCCGGGGGCTTTGACTTTCGCGATGTATTTGCCTTCGGCGGTCACATAGCGGTTCTGTTTGTCTGCGAGTTCGTGTGTTGTTGTCATGTTGTTTGGTTGTTGTTGTTCGGGAGGTTGGTATCAGTCAAAACGGCGTGTCTTCGGTTAAATCGGCTTTGGGTTCGTCGGGGAAATATGTATTTCGGAGTTCCACGGCCCGCTTGTAGGCGGCTTCTGCCAAATGATAACGAGCCTTGTCATTAGATTCCCAAATTTTGTTGGCGAGTTCCAAATCAAAGCAGGCGGCTTCAAAAGCCATATCAGTTGTCATTGGTTTTGATCCTCCTCAAAACGGGAAATGTCTCCACGCATCACCACCGGCACGGTGGCCCCTCGTTGCCCTCGCCGATTTTTATCGATGACAATGATCGGCGATCCATCGTGCCGGATGTTAATGACCGCATCGGCATGGTGACCAATGGCGCGAGATTCGCGCAACCGACCCTCCTCGTTGAGTTGCGAAGCGGTCAGCACCACGGAATTGGTCTTGAGGGCGGTGAGCTTCAACCTCCGGGCGAGTTCCGAGATCGCCTGTTCCCGGCTGTCCGCCTTCGGCATCGTGACAATTTGGAGATAATCGACAACGATGAGATCAGCTTTCCCCATCGCGACCAACCGATGCGCCTCGGCATCGATCTCTGCCACTTCGGAAATCGTGTCGTGGATCGTCAGCGGGTAATTCATCAATCGCGCAAACGCATTGGAAAGGTCAAATCCGCTGGCGACATGGCGCTGGTCGCCGGTCATTTCCCGAATACCCTCCACCCGCTTCCCAATCATGTTTGCCGCCATCCGCCGCAGGATCGCCTTGGCAGGCATCTCCAAAGAAAAGATCGCTACACGCTTCCCAGCCTCAAGAGCTTGGAGCGCGGCTTGGTAAAGCAAAATGCTTTTCCCTCCTCCAGTATCAGCCCCTACCACCAGCATTTCCCCTCGCAGCAATCCTCCATGGAAATGCCTATCCAATGCCGGGATGCCGGTGCTGAAAGTTTCAATTGCTGTTTTCTGCTCAAGATCGTCAATCAGTTCGGTTAAATGATGCTTGATGGTTTTTTCCTCGACCACATTCCCCGCTGCTGCCCGAGCGATCTTTTCGGAAATTTCGGCCAAGTCGCAGTTCATTCGCCGGATATCTGGCTCGGATTCTGTCCATGCCGCTATCGCATCGCGGAACCCTTTCGCCTTCGCCAATTGTCTACGGTAATCCGATGCGACCGATTGCGCGATAGCACCCGGTCCATACAAAGAAGTTTTGAAAACCTCCATGACTGCTGGCGTTCCTCCGCAAAACTCCAGACGACCACTAGTCTCAAGCTCACAAATCGCCTGTATCGCGCTGCAAGCACCTGTCCGCTGGTGAACCCTTGCTATGGCATCAAAGATCGTTCTGTTAGGCTCCAAAGCGAAAAGCGAGGCATCCCACGGCAATGCCGAGAAGATATCCGGGTCGGAAACAATCAGACTCAACGCTGCCTCCTCGGCAGTTTTGGCTATAGGGACTTCTTTCATAAACAAGATGCTGCGCGTGGCTTTTGTTGTTTCCCGTTGAATGTGGCTTTGGGTTCAAAAATGCCCTGCCACCCTTGGGAGATCGATTCGTTGATCGCTTTGATCGCGGCGTCATGCCCCCACTCACTCATCTTTTTGAGTTGCGCCACTTGGCTTGTCGGCAGCAGGGATTTCATGCGCCCGTTTTTGCGGTATTCCAGATATTCCTTCCAAGCCTTCTCAAATTCCGGAGTTTTTAGGTTTGTTGGAAATTCAACCATCGTCTCTTCTTTTGAAGATGAAGAAGAAGAAGAAGAGCATGCGTTTGGCATATGCCGTTTCGATGCCACCTCGATGCCAGAATCATGCGGTGGCATTGCCGTGGCATTGTCAACCCATCGCTTTTTAGCGTTTTCGCGTTGTTTTTCACGATACTGCTCCTGCTCCTGCCTAACCTCCTCAAGTCGATTGTTATACAATTTTCCATCTTCACCTTCCTCAAACTTGAGCTTCATAACTGCATCAACCGAAGACTCGTCTTCGCAAGCAGCAAGCCTCGCCAAGATGGACACATGGTTTGGGAGTCCACCATTTGTCCATTGGTAGCAAAGCAAGCGAATGTAGATG